TGAATTATCACCGCCTGTACGTTCTCCTGAACCTTTTTGTTCAGATGCCTTAAGTTTTGCTCTAATTTCAGCCAAAGTTGCCATAATATTTCTCCTTTATATGCCTTTGCTTGTATATTTGCCTTTAGTTGTTGAAACCTATCAACAAAAAACGCATACATGTTATTGTATGCGTTTTTATTTAGCAGAGCAAGAGAAATCTCGCTCTAAATGTGGTATTTTTAAACCAATTATCTATAATGAATCAAATTCACCAGTCTTTGGAATTCGTCGTATCCAACATCTTTTCTAGACTCTTCAACAGACTCTTTAAAACCCATTTGTTTTGCTGTTGCTTGGTCTGCAGGATCAGTGAAATAACTTGCTGGTGGCTTTTCCCCTGGCATTCTGTTCAAAATGTAAGGATCTTGACGGTTTGCACCACCTAACCATTTTTCTTGTTCAGGTGTAGGTGCCCAGGCTGCTGGTTTTGTTGATTGAGCGGATGCTGGTGCCGCTTGTGTTCCAGCAGCTAATCTTGCATCAGTTGGATTGGACGCGGCCGCGGTAGCTGTCGGTGCTTTGCCGCCATCTGGTAAAGGTTTACCGTCTGGGCCTACCACCATAGTTTTACCGTCTGGTGTGGTAATCATATGATTACCTTCATCGTCTGTTTGAACTTGTGTTCCAGTTGGGCCGGCTGGTGCTTCTGGTGCGGCTGCTTGTGCGGCTGGTGCTTCTGGTGCGGCTGCTTGTGCGGCTGGAGTAACTCCTGGAACTGGTGTATATTTTTCCCCTGTTTCAGGATTAATTGCTGTTGCGGTATCGGCTGCTGGTGCGGCAGGAGCGGCTGCTGGCTTTGTAGATTGAGAAGCATCTGCTGGCTTTTTATCTTTATTAAGAAGTGCGGCTGCGGTTGCGGCTGTACCTGCGCCTGCTACGGCCATTGCTGGCTTACTGCCTAGTGCGGCTCCAGTTCTCGCGCCTGCGGCAGCTGGTTTATTTACGACTTGCCCAGCATTTTGGCCTCTTGAAGCTTTACCAGCTGTATTTGCATAAGCAGGATTCCTAAAACCACCAACTAAGTTTTTACCAAAAGTTTTGGCAGCATCCCAAATACCTTCCTCGACTCTTGCATTTAGGTTTCTAGCAAGGTCTTTTAACTGAGATTCAGTAATTCTTTCCATAGTTATTCCTTTATTTGAAGTTTAATTTGTCCATGATACCTTTCATCATATCATGTGGATTCATTTGAACACCAGGAGCATTCACTGTCTGATTTGGAACCTGGCCATGCATGCCTTTCATCATGCCGCCCATCATACCTTTGAATTTTTCTCCGGCTTGATCTGGGTTACTAAAATCAATTTCGTCGTCACCAAACTTAATTTTCATTTGTTTGAACTTGTTCATAGCATCATCGTAACTAGCAGGCTTGCCGTTTATTGTGCCAGAACTTGTGTGACTTTGTGTCATTTTTGCACCTGGGTGTGATTGTTGAAATTGTTGCATTAAACTATCAAATTGTTCATTTGCAGGATCTTCATCAATCGAGTGGTTGTGTTTAATACCTGCTAAACGCATAATTTGATTATGCTCATTTCCGCTAGGATCCATTTTATCGATTACACTAAGAACGTGTCTTAAATCATCTTCGGATGCATTTGGAAATTCGCCTTCCTTAAATGCTTTTACAAGTTTAGTTTTAGCTCTTGTGCCGCCTATTGTAAAATTCTTTTCTTGTGGATTCCAGAAACCTGCGATAGTTTTTAGCATACTATGTTTAGGATCGCCTTGTTCTCCGTTGGAATCAAACCCGCACTCCATGGGTGTTAATCCGCATTCAATAATTGCATCATGCAATGTCATTGTTTTGTGACCAAAATCCAATTTAGTGTCCAACTTTGCACCAGCGTTTTTAGCTCTGTGTATAGCTTTAATTAAACCACCGTGGTTGCCTTCTGCTAAACCGGCCATAGATTTTAATTTATTAAACATACCCGGAGCTTGTGCTGGTTTAGCTTGAGCCGGTGCAGGACTTGCACCAAAGCCATCATCGGCTGCTGGTTTTGCTGGAGCAGATGTCGTACCAAATGCATCCATTGGATCTATTCCTGGCTTTGCAGTTGCAGTAGGTTTAGTAGGCGCCGCTGGCTTTGTAGGTGCCGCTGGTTTAGCTTGAGCCGGTGTACCTGCTGTTGCTGGAGCTTGTTTACCTACTACACGAGGATCTGTTGCGGCAGTTTGTCTGCCACCTTGCGGGGGTAAGTCACCAAATTGTGCATTACTACCAGGTAAATCACCAAATTGTACATTGCTACCAGGTAAGTCACCAAATGCGGCACCGCCTCCAATATCACCAAAGGCTGCGCCTGGCTTTACACCAGCCACTGGTGCTGGCTGTGCTGGTGCTTTTGGTTTAATACCTGCTAATGATTTTAACTTGTCTAACATGCCAGGTGCTTTTGCAGGCTGTGCTGGAGCAGACGTTGTACCAAATGCATCCATTGGATCAATTGCTTCGTCTGTGTTTTCTGCAACAGGTGCTGCCGGTGCTGCCGGTGCTGCCGCAGGTTCAGCTGGTGCTGCCGATGCCGCTTCTGGTGGAGGAGCAAGTGGTTCTGCTTCAGGCGGCACCTCTGGCATTTCTTGTCCACCTATTTCACCTTCGCCATCAAATTTTAACTGCAATGCAACTTTAGGATCTCTTTGTTGAACGTATTGTTGAATCAAAGGCCTAATATCTAAATCACCATCAACGTCGCCTAAGCTGTCTAAAAACTCTGGATCGTCAATGATGCCAGCTAGACTTGCTTTTGCATTAATTCCATCAGTACCACCTTTTAGTTCAGCACTTAACAATTGATTTATTTTTTCAACTGCTTGTTGTTGTGTTTCTTTGTTAGGACTGAATAGCATATCTTCGCCTTCGTCCTCATTAACAATAGTGTCTAAGAAACTTTCAAATTGGTCTTCCAGGGTTTCGAAAGTTGGTTTTGATTTTTTTGTTTCTTGTTGGGCATAGTTAATTGCACCCCAGTTGCCGCCCATTGGTCCGGCCATACCGTTGTTAGGTCCTTGAACTCCTAACTGTTTAGCAACTTGTTCGGGAGTCATGCCTTTGGCCAATAATTCTTTTGATTTAGCAACTAATGCCATCCATTCAGGTGTAGCACGTTCACTTAAAATATCATCTGGTGTTAGTTCTTTTACTGGGATATCGTTTTCACTTACTAATCTAAAAATATAAGGAAATGCTGTTTTAAGATCTTCGTTAAATGTGCGGATTGTCAAACGATCAATCCAATCATTCATAATTGTTTCTGGAATTTCTTTTTGTTCTAATTCTGAGAAAGATTCTGCAAATTGTCCGTAGTATCCTGGACGCTGTAAATGTTGTACTTCTTTCTTAACAGATTCTATACGCTCTATTACTTTACTAGTAATGTCGCCCATTGCTTCTGAAAGTGCTTCGTTACGACTTACATAAGACTTAAACATACGTAATTGTGCAAGTTCTTCACTTAAACCAGTAATGTGCTTACCGATACCGTCATAAGGATTGCCGCCGTGCTTTAAATGTTCTGCTAATGCACGGGCACCGTTAAGATGCTTGTAAGGATATTTGAAACGCTCGCCTTGTGCATTTTCTACATAAATGCTTTCAATGTGCATTGTTCTGCCAGCTGGTAGTTCGATATTCACAGGCTGGGTGTGTTTAATGACAAGTCTAGTATTCTCGCCTAAATCTTGATAGCTCATACGGGCATTGCCGTACATTTTACTTTCCATCATTGGCTCCATTTCAAATTCCTTTGGTTTTGCTTTGTATTGGTAATCGCGTTTGTCTAGGTTATCCTTACCCATGTTTTGCACATCAAACTTTAATAATCTATCCTTGGCGAATTGTCTAAAACTGCGAATGAACTTAAAGGCGCCTGGATGCTTTTTATCTGCAAGGTCGCTACTCATCTGAATAACGATGCCGTCTTTTTCGTCTAAGTCAATAGTTACAGTTCCTAAACTTCTTCCGTTTTCTTTGTATTCAAACTCGAAAAATCTAGCATTAGGAATATCAGTTTTTTTACTTAAAACTTCGGCGTTTTCGTCCCCGATTTTAATGTCGGGAAAACGGGTCTGTATCTTTCCGTACAGGTCTAACGCAATTTTATCTAAATTCGTGTTCATGTTATATTTATCAAATGCCCGAAGATATGAATATTGGCATAGGAAGCTCTAAATCTGGATCTTCCTCCCAATCGCTTTGTACTTTAATCTGTTCGAAAACTGCCGGGTCCCACTCTGCTAATATTTGGCTCATACGTACTACTAAAATCAATGAAGATACCAAGTCGTCGTGCTCGCCTTCTTTTGCTTTAAAACTAGTACCTGCGGCAATATAAGTTTTTAATTCAGTAATTAACGGTTTACTGTTTATTTTTAACTTGTCTTCTTCAACCATAAACTTTACTTTTGCGCAGGCTGCAATTTTGTTTCCAAAAGTTGTATTAAATCCTTTGCGGAATTTACGTACATGTCCTTTACGGGCAGGCTCACTTAAAAATAGTCCTGGAAATGTTTCTTCGCCTAAGTTTTCAATGACAACTAGTGCGCTTTCACCTACTGTGTTATTTTCAACACTCCAGTAAATTTGATTGAAACTTTCGGCGCCACCTATTTCGTCTTGGATATATTTCAATATGTCTCTAAGTATTTTGACTTGTCCTTGAACAGGGGTAATATTGTGATGCCATTCTGCTACTTGAATGAATGTAGGAACTTCAAAGACTTGTATTGCTCCGTAGTCGCCGCCTGTACCTAAGCTAGGATCAAGTGCTATAAGGTAAACATATTCTTTCGAAGGCTTCTTGTACCACCTAACTTGGCCCATCTTAAAGAGCGGGTCTTTGCCATACATCTCAACTAACTTAAGAGAACTGATTAGTGTTTCGTCGAATACTAAGAATTCGCATCCGTATTCACGACGGAAACGTTCTTCACCAATACGGCCCATTTCAGCTCGTTTCCAGTCCTCGTTTCGATCTGGGTGTTCCCACCACTCGGCTTTAAACCCGTGGAACCCGTTGATACCAGTGCCGTCGTCTTTTTCGTTGCCGTAATCGTCAAATTTGTTTTGACTGTCTTTCCAGATATTAGCAAATGTATCTTCGTCACTGTTTGGGGTTGATGTAATAATCGCCTTACCACCAGTTGCTAGTGTAGGTGAAATAGAAGTCCAGAACTCTTCGGCAATGTTAGGTTGTACGAACGCAAACTCGTCGCAGTATAGTAATGATATAGACATACCACGACCTGTTGTACCAGTGGTTGTTTGACTTACAATACGTGAACCGTTATCAAATTCAATGCTACCTTTGTTGTAGCTAACAACACCTGATCTTATAAAGTCAGGGCATAATTCGTATCCATATCGGATACGTTGCATAATTTCTTGAGCACCTGTATATTTGTGTGCGGCAACAAGAACTGTTTGATCCGGGTGAAACATAGCATACCATAACAAGTATCCTGCCGCACAAGTAGTCTTACCACTTTGACGTGGCATCATGTTAATGTTAAATCTAAAATCGTGATAACTGTGCAACAACCTATCTTGATATTCAAAAGGCTCAAACTTCATTTTACCTTTTGTAGGATGCTGTATATGAAAAAAGTTCTTAACAAAGTGCATATACCCTTCAACGGGGTCGGCACACTTTAACAAGTGCTGGACCTGCTCTTCTGTGAACTTTTCTTTGGTATGCGCTTTTTTGGTTAAAACGCCGTCTAAACTTTTTCCCATAATATTATTTACATAAAAAAAGGGGCTAATATAGCCCCTTTTGATATTTTAAAAAAGGATCAATCGTACTTATTATATTTGTCTCGAACTTTATCTAAGTTTTTGCCTTCTTTGCCCGCTTTAGCCAATGCCTTCATTCCATCTTTTCCATATTTCATTACACCCTTAGCGGCACGGCTCATAGTCTTTGGTTTATCTTCTGATTCTTTAATAGAATCATACATTGACTGTAAATGATCAACTAACGCTTCGTGCATTGGGTTTCCGCCGCCGTTTACCTTAGGTGCTTCTCCGCCTTTACTAGCTAAATCGTCGCCTGTTGGAGTAACTGCATCGATGCCCATAACTTGCTCGTCGCTAGCACCTTCTGGGGAGTTTTCATAGCTGTCTCCAAAAAGCGGATCTCTTCCTGGCATTTGTCTTGGCTCATCGCCCTTTTCAATGTTTCTTAGGATTCCAATTAAATCTTTAATTCCGCCTGCGCCGCTGCCATTCATGCTTACATTCATGGTAACATTATCTGGTTGCTTAGAGCTACCCATAATTCCCATTGGGCCGCATTCATCGACACCTTCGTCACCTGCACCTGCACCCAAGTCATCTTTAGTCGGTGCAACAGGTGGGGCACTAGTCATAGTGCCTTCTTCAATATTTTGTAGTTTTTTAATTAAATCTTCTAAATTCATTTTAGTCCTCCGGCAGTTTTTGCTGTTGGTTTCTTAACTTTTCTGCTGCCAACAGGGCTAACGTTGTGTTGTTTTGAATCTTGTTCTTTAACAGTTTCAGTTGGTGAAGACCCGGCAAACAACTGGTCATTAACACCTTTGTATTGTGTTCCGCCGTGCTTGGTTTTGCCTAATTCTTTTAACAATGCCATGGTATGTTTGTCGCCAACAACTTTTTGATTGTTGCTTGGTTCAAAGTCTGTACCTAGCAGTGTTTTGCCCTTAGACTCATCATGCTCGTGATTAAGTTCTTCTTCTGCCTGTTCAGCTGAATTTCTAACTTTAATCATGCTATGAGAAATAGCACACGCTTCAGCAACTTTATCTCTAATTTGTGCGCTAGTCGCTGGGTAAGAAGTAGTAACATCAAAAACTGTTACTGAAATATTTTTAGTGTCTGGGAAGTCGTTTTGTCGTTCTTGGATGGGCGTACTTTTTCCAGAGCTGCACGACTCTACTTTAAATTGTTGTAATGCGGCTTTGATGATGCCTCCGCAATCTTTAGGGCATTCTCCGGCGATTTTTACTTTAAATTCGTAAACTCGCTTGCTTTCCATTAAGTATTCTTTAAATGATTTCATATTGGGATCCTGATATGTTATTTATTCATGTTTTTAAGTTTTTCAATCAGGCTGTTGCGATCCGCAATGATTACCCCGTCACCTTGTAAATTAACTGAGTTATCTTCACCGCTGGTTTCTTGATCTAATTTCTGCTTCTTTAGCTGTAACTCAATCATTTTTAACTTTTTGTCCAATTTTGCCGATTTTGCATCTATGGCGTTCTTAAGCATAGTACCTGCAACTTCAAACAACCTTGCACTATATCTCGCTTCGACGTTCATGCCTAAATCCATAATATCGTCGTAAGCGTCTACGGCTCGTTGGGCAAGGGCGTCTAGCTCTCCGTCGGCAACATCTCCTAATCCTTTTACTGGAGGAAGCGCGGCTGATATTTTATCAAACTCACTAATGTCACGTAGAAACGGTCGGGCTACTTCAGCCTTAACTTTTTTCTTTTCTTCTTCCTTAACAATTTTCTTGCTTTCTGGAAGATTTAAAATTTCTTCAAGTTTTTTGGTCATAATACTACTTATGCTTAGACTTTACTGAATATATCATTTTCATTGATAATTCTGAACTTTATGCCCTGTTGCTTACACCAAGCATTAGCAGCCTTCCATTTTGCCTGATTCTTTATAAATTGCATCTGATTGTGTTTACTTTTTCCAACACGTTCAAGTATAGTTTGACTCATTGGTTTTATTTCAATAAGCTCTACTAAAAGTTTTCCAGTCTTATCTAAGTATTGAATAAAGAAATCAGGAACATATACAGTTTGCCTTCCTGTTAGGGGATCCTTGTAAGGAATTTGAATAGCTTCACTTGCCCACTTTTGTATCGCCGGATTATTGTCGCAAAAGTTCATGAATGTCCACTCCCAAGAACTTCTATACGTAGGAGTTTTTAGCCCTACGTATTTCTCTGGGTGCTTCATTACAAACTTACCTTTTGCAAACTTTCCCGGCATATTAAACTAAAATATTTCTCGATTCGTATGTGTTGACAGCAGATTGTATTCTGTAACCTAATAGGCTTGTTTTTTCTCGGTAGCTGTTTAATACTTGTGCTACAACTTGACTAAGTTGCACATCCGTTAATGCTTTTAATGTGTCTAAAAGCTGAAACACACTTACATTTTCTACTCTTGCTTGATTTAATAAAACAATAGCAGTACTGGCAGCACTGGTTTTATCAAATCCTCGCTTTGCAAAGAAAGCAGTGGCCGCGTCAATTTCACCAGCAGGAAAACTAACCGGCTGTTTAAAATAATTGTCAAAAAATTCTTTGACAGGAACTGGGCTTGTTATTTGTTTTGGTAAATTTGTTTGCATATTATGTTATATTAACAGGGTTTGCTATGGTTGTATTTGCTGTTGTGCTGGCAGTTGGAAACGCAATGCCGTTAACACTAGTTGCTGTTTGTAAAGTTTGAGTGTTAATAATTCCCGGTGTGCCGTTTACAGTTGTAGGCAATTTGGTGTTTTGATAATTGTTAACTGTATTAATAGTATTGCTTAAAACACTCGGAGCAATATTTTCTACATTTAAAGATTGTACAAAACTGGGGCTAAAAACACTTGGGTCAGGGTTAACACCTTCTAGCGGACTAGTCATGTTGTCGTAGTGGTTTGCACTAAATCCTTCAACAGTCTCGGGTGTTACTTGTCCAACATCATATGTTACTGCTTCATACATTAACTTCATGTCAAAGTCATTCGTTTCGTTGCCTCTAGCATAATCAAGTTTGTTATGATTCCAACTTGTAATAATAGGATTTATAAGTGTGTATGAAACAAATTCGTGTCTAGCCATTTGATAAACTTTTATATAGTTAAAGAATGGCTGTGTGCTGTTGTTATCTAAACCGTACGGTGTTTGAATAAAATCACTACTACGTGTTGCATTTCTGTTATAAGAGCCAGTAGTCTTTGCACTTGTACTATCTGCGTAGTAATAACTATAATAATTTTGCCACAACTGGTTAATTAAACCCATGTTGTCGTCGTGGAACTTAATTTGTATTTCGCCTGGTTTGTGAGTGTACTGTACAACTTTTTTTCTGTTGTACTGATTAAGCACTTCTGTTTGGACTGTATAACTAGGCAAATCTACAGCTTTCACAAGCAAATTAATTTCATTTCCATATCTCTGAACTAAGTTAGGATTCTTAAGTGCCGCTAAGTTAATGTTAAACGACACATGAAATAGGAACTTTGTCTTAGGAGCCAGTCTAAACTGGTCTGCAACAAAAGTGTCAGATGCATGAGTATAATCACGTAAATTTACAGTTGACGTGTGTTTTAAATTTTTATTAGATGTGAAGGCCATAGTAATATTATTTATTGATTATAATAAACTACATACTTAATGAATAGCCGTAAAAAAGCTCCCTTCAGGGAGCTTTTTGATTAAGCGCCAAGAGCGTTTGTACCGCCTGGGAATCTCTGTACTGGAGTAGATGAGCCTAATGCGCCACCTGCTGTTTGTACAGCGTTATCATATGCTAATGTTAGTTCGATAACAACTGGTCCATTTTCCTTGTATGTTAATGCACCGTAGTTAACTTTCTTAACATAGCAACCATATAGTTCCCATGCTTCTAACACAGTTGGTGTTGCAGTTCCGTTAGCACCGTCTAACATTTCGATGCGGAATGTGAACTTGTAATCACCTGCGCTAGCCGCTGTGCTTTGTTCAAAGTAATCAAATTGACGTTGCATTTGCTCGCCAACTAGTTTGCTTACTTGTCCTGTTACGTCATCACGTAGTTTGATTGTGATATCACTCCACTTTGGCTTACCAGCAAGTTTGATCTTGCTGTTGTAGATATCAATAACAACTTCTTCGTGTTCGACTGTAGGACGAGCGGCTTCTTGAACTTGTTTTGTCATTTCAGTAGTTGAACCACTAACGCCAAAGTTTTCAAAGTTTACTCTAAAACGATATTGTAACTTTGGCATTAGCATACCTTGAGAGCTTGCGCTCTGGTCGGATGCCAACGGTACTGTGAAATTACTTAATGCTGCGATTGCCATTATATTCTCCTAATTTTAACCTAACGCCTTGATTGCGCCAGTGTTTTCTAGGCGTAGCGGAATGTAAATGAATTCAACTGCCTTAACTGGTTCAATCGCAATGTCAACGTGTAGTTCGTTAGCATCAATACGTGCTGGTGTGTTGTTTGATGTATCACATACAACGATGTAGTCATATAGAGCACGTTGACCTGTTAGTTCAAGTAATAGTGCTTCAATCTGATTCTTAATTTCGTTACGTGTAATAGTATCGTTTGGTTCAAACACAAATGGTTTAGCAATTTGATTTAGTTGATAACGTAAGTAAATTACTAAACGAGCAACGTTAATTCTATCTAGAGAACTAGCAATTAATTGACGTGTCTTCTGTCCATACGCAACTAAACCTGTACCTGCAATGTATGTAATTGGGTTTACATGTATTGCGGCTAGGGTGTCACGTTGTCCAGTGTTCAATGCTACTGTTTGGAACTCACCGGATACTGGATCGACGTAACCAACTGAGCTTGCGTTTGTTACACCACCACGACGTACACCAGCTGGTGCAAACCATGGATAAGAAACATTATCGCTTAGAGCGATTGTGCGTAGCATAATGTGACTTGGAGGAACAACAATGTTGTTTCCTAGTAAGTCTGTTGTATAACCCCATGGATAGTAAACTGCGGCATAAGCGTTTGTAGCGATTAGACCTTGTTCACCGTCTACTGCGGCGCCTGCTACGTTTTGTCCCCAGTTGCTTAATGTTGTAGCATCTGGTGTTAAACGTGCTGGAGTATCAGCAACAATAAATGCTGTTTCACCGCGACTTGTATTCAAGTCAATTAGTGTTGGTAGGGTTTCTAGATAACCTGGGCAAGATAGCAAGTTAAACTGGCGACTGTCTTCGTCACGAATTTGTTGGTTGCTATTAATTAGAGCATTCAACGCTGTTAGAACAACTGCACGTTGAGCTTTGCGTCCAAATGTACCTGCACCATTTAACTGGTTTGGAGCCTGGCTTACCCAACGATGTGGATAGTAGTTAGCCATTGACTCGCCTTCACCTGCGCCAAAGCGTGGGTTCTTGACAGTTTGGTCAATGTAATTCTTTTCAAACTTTAGAACGTTATTACCAGAACGACGTAGGTTCCATAGTAACATGCCCTTTGGATATAGTGCTGGATCAGGACAGTCTGGATCTACATAGTCGCTTGATAGCAATTCTACGATAGAACTTGGTGTTCCTGTGCCTGGTGTTGCTTGGTCGCCACCAGCGGCTGTCCAACGAACATCGTGGAATAAAATTCCGTCTTCTGTTGTTTGGTCTGCGTTGTCAACTAAAACCCACTTTTTAGTGTAGTAGTTAAACTTGTAGATATGTGGATAATTATCAAAATCTGATGTGTCGATCCACAAGTCGCCGTGTCCTAGCTCACTACCGTCACTTTGTGTTGTTGGTTGTGTGGCGCCTACGATTGGACCTGCTGGGTCTGTTCGTGGGCCGTTAGTTCCTACAGACTGGTCATAGTTTAGGTATCCTACCCAACCTGTACCATCGTGAATCATAACATCAACTTCGTCAACTACGCTGTTGAACCATAATGTTCCGTCTTCTGGAATAGTTGTTGGTGCTGTTAATGAAGCTGGAGCAAATGCTGTTGCACCACTCATTGCGCTCCATAATGTAGCAACATAGCTATCAGCATCGCCTGTTGGCTCTGCATAGAAATTAGAAGTAGTGCCAACTGTGAATAGTGCATCAATTGGAGTGCGTGTTCCATCTACTAAGTGGATTTCTCCCCCCTTAGTGTGAGAAATACTTACAGTGTTGTCGCTGTTTAGTGTTGCAACAATGTTTGCATCACCGTTAACACCACTGTTTACTGCTGTTACAAATTGTCTTGCTAAAGCAACTTCGTCTGTTCCGCTTGGAGTCCAACTAATAGTTACTGGATCTGTTAATGTGGCGCCGCCTGGTACGCTCCATGACATTGTAAATGTATTTGCGCCAGCATCGTCAAATGTTGTGTCAGTTACTACTGAAGATGTAATCTTTGTTGCACCAGATGCAATACGTCCATAAATTTTGAAGTTTGCATAAGGAGTTACACTATTCTCATCATCGTT